GTAGCGAAAACTGGTTCAATTCGACTGAGGTTGGGGGAACATCCTCTGGCTCCGGGCTTGATATGGCGCAGACCTCACCAGATTCAGACGACATTATCGCGGACAGCATGACGGTATCCGGCGCGAACGTAACGTTCACTGGACTTGATACGGATGACGACGATGATGAAGATGAGGACGATAACGCGCTGCCTGAAAGTTGGGTCGAAGGCACTATTGTGGAGATTAAAGCCCCCACCAACTTCCTTATCTCCACCTCGTCAGGTTACAGCGTCTTTGCAAGCAAGCTCCTGACTGAAATCGTGCCGGCAGTAGGGATGCCGGTGACGTTGAGTTTTAACAGCGTTGATTACGATCTCTTTATTGCAGCTTATACGCCGGGGCAGGATGCCGTTCCGGGAGAGGGGGGCAGTGCAGCTAAAATTCAGGCCAGCGCAGCGCCGACGACTTACGATTACTCACTGGGCAGTACAACCTTTACGGTGACCTGGCACGGAACGACTTATACCGTCTCTCTGGTTGCCGATTATGTCAACATGTCCGGCCTTCTGGCTGCAATTACTGAGGGGCTGACCGGGTCCGGCCTGGTGGCGCAGGATAATGGCGGAACGGTACTGATCGCTGAAGAGGAAAGCCCGTTTGCGGGCGGAGAAATCACTTCATCCTCGCTCCCGGTAGCGGTTTTTGGCGATGCGCCTGTTTATACCGCAGGCAGTGAATCATCTGGCGGTAGCGCAGCTATCACCGCAAACGTCACATTAGCGTATAACAGCGCGACGGGGACGCCTTTTTCGGGGATGCCGGAAGGTACCCAGCGTCTTTCTCTCTCTCATCGGGGTAATGAGTACCAGATAATTTCAACTGATGGTACAACGGCTACCGTTGCGCGTCTGGTTAATGGTGCTGTTGATGCCTCCTGGCCGGGTTTTTCAGCGCGGACGATGATTGACTATGAATCCACCGGGCTGAATGACAGTGATACCTGGATGGGCCCCTTCCTGGCAAGCCCTGATAATGAAACTGTTGATATGTTTGAGGTGAATTTTTCATTCCCCAGCGGAATCTGCGGCTTCGATAACAAGGGCAAGAAACGCATCCGACATGTTGAGTGGGAAATCCAGTATCGGGTTTATGGTTCAGGTGCAGGATGGATCAGCAAAGCAGGTGAGTATGCGTTAAAGAACGTGAACGGCCTCGGGTTCACTGAGCGGATAGTGCTGGACTCACCGGGTCTTGTCGAGGTGCGTTGCCGTCGTCGGAATGAGCAGGGAAGTAATAACGCGCGCGACAACATGTACTGGCAGGCTCTTCGCGGGCGTCTGCTGACACGCCCTTCATCCTACCCCGGAGTGACTCTTATGGGCGTGACTGTGGAGACCGGCGGGAAACTTGCTGCGCAGTCGGATCGCCGGGTTAACGTTGTGGCTACGCGTGTATATGACTCAGGCACTGCGAGGTCAATTTCTGGCGCATTAATGCATGTGGGGAATTCTCTCGGCCTTCAGATGGATACGGAAGCCATCGACACGCTGGAATCGACATACTGGACGCCTGATGGTGAGTATTTCGACTTTGCAACCGGAGACAGTATTTCGGCGCTGGAAATGCTGCAGAAGATAACGAATGCCGGGAAATCCTATTTCCTGCTGAGTGACGGACTGGCGTCCGTCGGGCGGGAGGGTGTCAAGCCCTGGACAGGAATAATCACTCCACATGAGATGACTGAGGAGCTGAAGACCGGCTTCACTGCGCCGTCCGATGACGATTATGATGGCGTCGATGTGACCTATATTAACGGGACCACATGGGCGGAGGAAACCGTACAATGCAGGACCAGCGATAATCCTACACCGGTTAAAATTGAGGATTACCAGCTTGATGGTGTACTTAACCGGGACCGCGCGTATCAGACGGGTATGCGTCACCTGATGAAGTACCTGCAGCAACGGGAGACCTATCAGACGACAACAGAGCTGGACGCACTGTGCTACAACGTCGGCGATCGCATTGTTCTGACAGATGACATACCGGATTCAGCGACGACAATCAGTTGTCTCGTTGAATCCTTATCAACTGTCAATGGCGTGACGACGATGACGGTATCCGAGCCCCTTGACTGGACGTATCCGAATCCCAGAGCATTAATCCGCTATCAGGATGGTTCGGCCTCAGCGTTGATGGTCGCGACTAAGGTGGGAGACTATCAGCTGTCAGTGCCTTATCTCAGTAAGTTCGACGAGATAGATTTTTCCACGGCATCCATTGAACCGGTCAGGCTGGTTTTTTGCGATTCTTCCCGCGTGGGTTACAACGCAATAGTGTCGGAAATAGCTCCGCAATCTGACGGGACGTGTCAGGTCACCGCCAAAGAGTACCGCGCGTCATTCTACGACTACGACAACGCCAGCTACCCCGGCGACGTTGCATAAAATTGAAACATCTCTCAACAACCCGCTTCGGCGGGTTTTTTGTTATAGGGCGACTATGAGCACATATAAAACCGGCAACCCGTTGGGTTCGGCGGCTGTAAAGGATTTATTTGATAACGCCGAGAACCTCGACTTTGCACTTAACAGCCTGACCGCCTTAATCTGGACCGATCGTCTGGGCAAAACGCGTCGCTCGTTCTTCGGAATGGAGTCGGCATTTGTCACGCAGCTCACCAGCCAGGAAAGTCGGTTCAATACCTTCATCCAAAGTTCGGGCTATCAGATTGTCGGTGATTACACTGCCGGCCCGTTGACGCTCACCGAGTATAACCAGCTTATTCGCTATAACAACGAGCTGTATAAACTCACCGCAGCGACAGATATCCCGTTTATTACGGCTGGTAATACTGACGAAACATGGACCAGTACTGACGCTGCGCATTTTGTATCTGTCGGTGATGCAGCGCTTCGCCAAAACCTGGGTTCAGGCGAAGAAGGTATGGGAGCATCTCTGGTTGCTCTTATTTACAGCGGAACCGTACAGGATGCGATTAAATTTGTTACGCCATTTATGTTCTCGGATCTTGCCGCTGATGGAAACTGGAGCGCTGCCATTGCGGCTGCTGATGCCAGGGCGGCCGCGTTGGGTTTGCCTCTCATGGGATTTGGACAGGTATTTCCTGTTCGTTCTTTGGCGCTGATTTCAGACCATATCGAAGGTGTAAACTTTATCCCTGACACAGGTTACACCGGAGCTGGACCGACATTTCAGGTTAATCAAGCTACAGGTAAAATGTATTTTAAAGGTTCCAGTAAGGGATTTTTGGCAGTTGGGGCAAAATTCATCCGTGGTAATTATTCTGGTATTCCGCAATTAACCCTCGATGCCTGCGAATTTTCTAATAATGGAAGCCTGCTACGCACCACCTGCGTTAACGCCGTGAATACCGCGTCTGATTTTGTTATTCCGGTCGTGGACGCAACGGGTTTTGTTGTCGGAAATTTCATCTGGATTGGTGATTCCAAATGTGTGATTGCATCGATCTCAGGCAACACCATTACGCTTGTCAATAATGGCAGTGCGCCAACACTGTATTCAGGTGGAACAGGAACAGGCAATTATAAAGCGGGGCAGTTTTTTACCCGTGATGGTGATGGAAAGAACGGTGCAACGATTGGCGAAGGTGGCACAGAGGCTGGCTGGGGCCTCACCATACAAAATGGTATAAAACTGATGAATAATGGCTGGTTCGGCCTGTTTCATTACGTCAGGGCTAAAGGCGGGACTGTATCTATCAAAGGGAAGATCGAGGGCGGGAATAATGGTTACTGCGCCATGGGGCTGGCTTATGTCCAGGGGGGTGAAATCTCCGGGTTTAAGTTTTACGGTAACGGGAATAATGGTCTGGACATTTTCGAGGGAACCGGTGATTTATCTGTTTCAGATGGGCTGCTCTATGAGAATGGTGTGGATGGGATGTTTATCTGCGGCAATGGAACCGGCCCCAAAATCACAAGAATTAAAACCCGCAATAACCTCCGTATAGGCATCCTCGCGTACGGGAGGTCCTCAGCACCAGTAGGATTCAATATCACTGACTGCGAATGTATTAACGACGGGCTGTACAATATTTGCATGACGGGTGTTCGTTCTGGCGACGTCAGGGGTAATACGCTGGGTGGTGCGAAAGAAGCAATTAAAGTTGAAGGAAGAAACGGGTTACTCAATCCTTCAGGGATCACCATAGATTCGAACGTGTTCACCCTTGAGTCAACTGATAACGACATTAACGCCAACATTGGTGGCTACACTGATGGCGGCGAAAGCGGCGCTATCTCTGTTCTGAATAACCGCTACAACGGTCGAAATCCGAAACACACCATCAGCAACTTTAACCGCTCACAGAGTCGTTTTGTGCCTGTCGGCCGCGTGAGCTTCACTTCCAGTTATACCGCAGTCGCCGGAGCAACAATCAGCGTCCCGCTGGTATTCTACAAGCCAAATGCGACGAGCAATATCGATGTGCTGGGCGGTCAGGTGGAAATCCAGATTTGTTCTAATCCTTCACTACTGACCATCGGGACGGTGAGTAGTGCATTGCGTACAGCCGGAATAGAGCTGAGTAATGGAGCAACAACAAACGGCAAAATCCTTGCAATGGCAGCGTTCGGTACGCTCTCGTACAACTTCACACTGACAACGGCAGGGACAGTTTACCTTAACATCCGTTCGCCATACGGCGACGGCGTTATTCAGTTAACCTGGACATAACAGGAGGCCATATTGATTACGTTATACATGCCCGGAACCGCCGCCATAATTGACGGCGTTTCTGTCGATTACATCACGGTAAACGAAGAGGATGCCGAAGCCCTGAAAGAAGCTGGCTGGTGCAACACCATCAGTGAACTTAAGTCGGATTAATTCTAAACTGAGAAATTGGATATTTTGACGCCTCTATTCTTCAGCCTCCTGCGCTTCGAGTTCAGCTTTTAAAGCCGCCTCTGCGGCGGCCAGCGGATTCCCCTCTCCGGGATAATCAAAATGATAATCCCGGCTTCCCCGGATATAGCATCCGTCAACCGCAATCTGAAACTGTGCATCCGCTGTACCATCTCCGTTAATAGTCAATGATACGGCGGTATAGGTTACGTCTGTTTCAATTTCTTCCCCCGGCATTTCCACACCGAGCGCCGGAAAATGCCGTCGAACAGTTAAATTACGGGTAATGGTAAATGACATGATTCCACCTCTTATATTTGTACCGCTTTATTCCCGCTTTCAATCGCAAACTGGTAATACTTACCTGCCACCATGCTGATATTGACGCCTGTAGAGGTAACTAGGAGTGATGAGTTAACCAGAATGCATCCGGTGACATTGGCTTTAAGTGTAATTGTCTGCCCAACCATACCAATGAGCTGCGTCACATTACCCGCCGCCGTTAAATACATGGTCTTTTTTCCGTGGCAATAGACCACTCCGGCCGCAGAGCTGCCCCACTCCGTGCCCAGAGTATCAGCGGCGTTATCCATATCGCCTCCGACAAGCCTGAAAGGTGAGGTTCCGCCTTCTACGGTTCTGGCGCCTTTCAGTTTTGATTTTTTATTCCTGAAGTAGACCAGTGGCCCGGCTTCTTTTTCCACCGACGAATTAAAGTTATAGAAAACATCAATGTCGCAGGAGTAACCGGCGCTGATGAGCCCGCTGTTTTTACTGGTAAAACTGCCCTGACTGGTAATCCCCGAAGCGGCCGCCGATGCGCGTCCTTTAAAATCCGTATAATGACCGAGATAAACCGGAAAATCTGAACTGCCGTTGGCCGCATCTGAAGGCAGGCAGTTATCAAAACTCATGTGGATTCTCTTGCGGTACAGGTTGGTGATGTTCATCCCGTAGTACCAGCGAACCCCGGTATATTTATCGTCTTTATTTGGCGTCCCGCCCGCGCACCATCCGTCGATTTCGGTATAGCGCCCCAGGTCCTGCATGAAGTACTGAAGCGTGCTGGGGTTGGTCACGAACATTCCCTGGAGCCGTAGTTTGGTGGATTCAGAGCGGATGGTCATAACGTAATGAGTGGCATCTTCTTTGCGGTGTGACTCCACTTTAAAATTATCAAATGTCACATGTTCGCAAAAACCAAAATCGACAGCATACGGGCTGAATTCAATATGAAAATGGCTGACGCCGAGGTTATTGCTGTTGTCAGTACCCGTCGACCCGAACGTAACCGCCGGAACCGTGCCATCCGCATTAGAGCCATACATGATCCGGCAGTTAAAAACGGTTCCGTCCCATAACTCATTACCGATAAATGACCGTTCGAAACCGAAAGTCACCAGACCTTTGATATCCACCTGACCGCCGCTGTATTCAAGCTCAAAGCCGGTGCGTTTAGAGCGTTCGGTAAATTCACCCCGATTCGGGTCTGCGAAGAAGTCGAGAGAAACGAGTTTGATATATTTCAGGAACAGGCCCGTAACCCGACTTTCACCCGTGGCGGTGGCAGAGGTTACCTTAAAAAAGGACTGGTATATCGGGTTTCCATCTGCATCAAGGGTGTACTGGTCGTTATCGTAGATGGCCAGGCATGTACCGTTACCACTGGCCGTGCCAGCTGTTGCGCCAAACGTCCCCATCATCTTCGGGTCAACACCCTGAATCAAAATCGGGAGAGTGCGAATAATCAATGGGGGTAAAATAATTAAGCGCTTTCCGTTGTTCCAGTATGCCAGTTGCTGAATAACGTCGCGATTGTAGGCGAGGTCATCAGTCAGACCCAGACCATATTGCACCGCGTTAATAATATCCCCGACGTTCAGTCGCCAGGCACCAGATGCACCGGTAGGGTCTCTGTCTGGTGCAATAAATAAACGGGGATAATTAGTAACCTCATGACTCAGATCGGATGAATCAAATATCA